ATGATCCGGCCCGTGCCGATGCTGCGGAGGCCATCATGGCTGTAGGCGTGACCGTTACCCGCACCGCGACCGCGGGTCAGATCTATCCCGCCCCGGTCCCGTCTGCGACCTATTTTGTGGTTGGTTTGGCGGAACGCGGCCCCGCCACGGATGTGGCGCGGGTGACGAGCCTGGCCCAATTCCAAGCCATCTACGGCAATCGGCCCTCCTACGGCAACCTGTATGACGACGTGACCACGTTCTTCGCCGAAGGTGGCGGAGAGGCGTACATCGCCCGCGTGGTGGGGCCAGCGGCTACTGCGGGCGCGCTGGCCAGCCCGTTGCAGGACCGGGCGAGCACCCCAGTGAACACGATGTCTTTCGCCGCATCGGGTCCCGGTGCCTGGTCTTCCGATGTGTCGATCTCCATTTTGAACGGCACTGTGCCCAACACGTTCACCGTGTCGGTGATGTACAAGGGCGTTGAGCAGGAGCGTTACGCGAACCTGGCTTCCCCGCAGGATGCGGTCACGAAGATGGCCGGCTCGAAGTGGGTGGTGGCCAGCGATTTGGCGTCGGCGACCACCGCCCCGAACAACAATCCGGCGGTGACCACTAACCCGGTTTCGTTGTCGGCAGGCTCGGATGACCGGGGGTCGGTGAATGCGGCGACGCTGGTGGCCGCGCTGGCTCGGTTCGGGTCGCAGTTGGGTGATGGGTGTGTGGCGATTCCCGGTGGCGGGGATGCCACGCATGCGGGGTTGATTGCGCACGCGCAGGCGAACTCGCGGTTGGCGATTCTGGTGTCGTCTCGCGGCGCTGGGGCGACACAGCTGGCCACTCTGGCGGCCTCCTACGACAGTGAGTACGCGGGCCTGTTCGCCCCGTGGCTGCTCACCAAGGACCAGTACGGGGGCACGCTGGCGATCCCCCCGGACGGGTATGTGGCCGCGGTGCGCAGCCGGGCGCATCGCACGGAGGGCCCGTGGCAGGCGCCAGCTGGGGACCGGGCCCGCTCGATCACGATTACGCAGCCGGACCAGATTTTCGATGCGGTCACCGCGGGTGCGCTGGAGGACGCGAAAGTCAATCCGATCATGCCGGTCGCTGGGGGTGTCCGGCTGTATGGGTGGCGTTCGTTGTCTTCGGATCTGGCGAACTGGCGGCTGCTCACCGGTATCGACGTCATCAACCGCATCGTGGTCGCCGGCCAGCAGGCCCTGGATCCGATGCTGTTCGACGCGATCGACGCCCGCGGGCATCTGCTGGCGCGTATCGAGTCGGCGCTGACCGGCATCGTCAAGCCAATGGCCGACAGTGGGGGATTGTTCCCCTGGATTGATTTCGACGCCACGGGGCAGCCGACGGAACTAGATCCCGGCTATCTGATCACCACGGATCCGTCGCGGGATGTGGCCAGCGGTAACACGGTGCGGGCCACGGTGGCGGTGCGGGTGTCACCCACCGCAGTGTTGATCGAATTGACTGTCACCAAGGTCGGCGTGACCCGCCGGTTCTAGGAGGAGCACACCATGAAGGCGGCTGCCAACCAATTCCTGGTGACCTGTCCCGCGTTCGGTTCGCGCACGTTCACCAAGAAGACGGGCGGCGAGAAGCAGGCGGAAACGGCCACCTGGTATGACGGTGGCTCCACTACACCTGATGTGCTCGCCGCGTCTCCGAAGACCACCGACGTGGTGCTCACCAATGCTTTTGACCCGGCCGTGGACGGCCCCCTGCTGAAGATCGCTAAGGCGCAGGTGGGCATTCTGCGGACCACGTTGAGCGTCGTGCCGTTGCAGGGTGATATGACACGCGTTCCGGGCGGTATCCCCGACACCTACACCAACGCCCTACTTAAGGCCGTCAAGCTGGTCGAGGTGGATGCCAACGCATCGGACCCGGCGCAGTGGGAGCTGACGTTCGCTGTCGCGGACGTCACGTAGTCGATGGGCAGCGCGAGCTGACCCTGGGCGGTGTCCTCACAGCGTCCGGGGTCGGCTCGGGTTGCCCATCTACTGTGAGGAGCAAGTGTGAGCGAACAACCGACTGTGTATGACCCGCTGGGCGGTGGCGCGCATGCCGCCGGCTCGGGGATTACCACCTATGTCTCTCCGGAGCTGCCGTCCACTCTGGACGATCTTCGGGCCGCGGTGGAGCAGTCCGAGCAGGTCGCCGAGGTGGAGTTCCCCGACTGCAACCTGTCTGGGCCCGGTGGCTACATCCGCTTGGTGTGCTCGACGCAACTGTCTCAGCAGGATTTCAAGCGCATCCAGCTGGCCGGGTTGCCGCGCGAGCAGCGGCGCAAGCGCATGCCGGACATCAAACAGATGGATGAAGTGGCGGTGTACTCGCGGTTGATCGTGGCGCAGTGTGTGCGGGTGGAGCTGCTCAACGGAGACGGGTCCTATCGGGCGGTGGACAGTGCGCAGGAGCGCCCGCTGGAGGATCCGACACTGCTGGCGCAACTGGGCGTGATGGATCCGGTGATGGGCGTTAAGCGGGTCTTCGGTAACCGGGATGCGCTGGTGATGCGCGCCGGTATAGAGCTGCAAGAGGCGTGCGGCTATGGCGAGGACGCGCCGGGCGCGGACCCTACGTAAGCCAGCATCCGCTACTGGCTCGTCGCGAAGCGGTCATCGAATACCTTGCTGGGTTGGGCGTGGTGCGGGAAGCCGCCATGGTGGCCCGGCTGTTTCGCCTGGATCCGGTGATGCTGCTCAACGATGACGCCGACGAGTGGCCGATGCTGGTGCGGGTGGCGTGCGCCCGCTTTATTGCCCGTCAGGAGGAGGCCGCAGCGAAGCGGGCAGCGTCACCGGGGGGCTGAACTGTTCGAAGACCTCGCTGAGTCCACTGAGGCGTAGCACGGTGGCGACGATGCCGCGGTTGGCGTAGCGCAGGTAGAACGCGCTGCCGGTGGCGTGTGCTCGGACTCGGGTGTCGATGAGCAGGGACAGCCCGCAGGAGCCCATGAAGCGCGTCTGGGTGAGGTCGATGACGAGCCGGCGGGGTTTGCGGGCTAGCGCGGTGTCGATGGCCTGGCGCACGAGAGCCGCTGTGTTTTCGTCGAGTTCGCCGAAGACGGCGATGGTGTCGTAGTCGAGGTGGCGGCTGACTGTGGTGCTTAACAGCAGGTTATTGGGCGTACTGTCGGCGGCCGGTTTGCGAAGAGGGTGGCTCATGGGTGGATTCCTTACCGGGGGCGCGTTGCGCCGGAAGGTGCCTCAGAGTCCTCTTTGCGGCGGCTATGCGCAGCCGCTATCTGGGTTGTGCGTGTCGGCGCGTGCACGGGCTGTGGGCGCTGACACCATCACCGCGTGACCTGGAGATGCGCGGGGAGGTGGGATGGCCGCTGAGGATGAAGCGCATCTACGGGTAACAGCGGATGAGGAGTCTCTGTCGGCGGCGCTGACCCGCTCCGATGAGCACCTTGCGAAGACCGATGAATCGTTCGCGAAGCTGGGCCGGGCTGCACAGAAGGCGGGCACTGAGGTCCAGTCGGGCATGTCCCGCAGTGAACGGGCAACGAATCGGGCTCGGGATGCGGCGGGCCGGTTCATTCCGGTGGCGAAGGCTGCGGGCGATGCGGCGCTGGGCGCCGGGGCGAAGGCCGGTGTTGGCTCGGAGGGTTTCGAGAAGTGGGCGAAGTCGCTCGATAAAGCGTCTAAGAAAGTCGGCGGCTTTAACGGTCTCATTAAGCTGGTTAAGTGGGGGACGCTAATCACGGGCGGTCAGATGGCCATCAGCATGCTCAATTCGTTGGGCGCTGGTGCTGTGATGGCCATTGGTCGACTCTCGCCAATGGTCGGCGTGCTGGGCGCAATCATACCGCTGCTGTTCGCTTTCGGCGGCGCTATGGCGATCCTCAAAATCAGCGGCAAAGATATTGGTGCGCTACTACGTCCACTGACTAATGATTTCATGGCGATGCGCTATGAAATCACTCAAGCGTTAGTGCCCGGCATTCGCCAATTCACCGATATTGTGCATGATCGACTAATCCCCACGCTGAAATCTGGGTTAGTCGGCATGGCATCCGGCATGGGCAAGGCAGCAGTTAATTTCGCACAAGCAGCCTCGTCCGGACGCAATGTGGAAATGATTAGCCGCATTTTCGCTGGCCTGAATCCGCAGGTCGCCACGTTCGGCACGATCGCTGGGCGCGGGTTCGGCGCCTTCCTGAACCTCGCCTACGCCGCATTGCCGCTGCTCCAAGCCATGATCGGTAGCGCGGATCGGCTCTCGGCCCGCTTCGAAGCCTGGACGCAGCGGGTCACTGACTCAGGCAAGGCCACTTCCTGGATGATGAAGGCGTGGGATCAGGCCACCAGATCCGCCCATACCTTCATAAACTTCCTAGTCGGTATTTATAACATTTTCACCATTGCCGGGAAGGTCGCTAAAGATAACTTTGGCGGTGGGCTGGCCTCGGCGAGTCAGCGATTCCGCGACTGGACGACCTCGGCTGCTGGGGTTGCCCGGATCACCAAATACTTCGAAGACGCCGTGCCCGTCTTGAAAGAAACGCTGGGTCTATTCGGCGACATCCTCAAGGGCATCGGCCATCTTGGCGCAAGCCCCGGTATGGCTAATCTCATTCACCAATTGCGCACCGAGTTTTTGCCTATGCTGAGCAACTTATTTCATAGCATTGGTGGGCAGACCGGCTTCGGTCCCGCGTTAATTGATTTCTTGTCCGCAATCGCAAGCATTCTGTCCAACATTCCACTCGGCGGGCTGACCGACATGCTGAGAATCCTCGCCGGGCTGGCCGCCACTGTGGCGTGGCTAGTGGCGCACGTGCCCGGCCTCGGACCGGCGATCGGCCTGTTCCTCACCCTCTGGACCGTGACCGGCGCCGCGCTCAAGATCGCCAGCAAGGGGCTGAAGGCCTTCGAATGGATCACTAAGCTCACCGGGCCGACAAAAGATCTCACCATCGCCCAAAAGTCACTCAAGCTGGTCTTCGAGGGAGTCTCTGGCGCCATCAAAGGCGTCGCCGAAGCCGTGGCCTGGTCCCTGCGCGCCATTGGCATCGCCATCGCCGCCAACCCCGTCGGCGCCATCATCGTGGGACTCTTGCTGCTCGTCGGCATCCTGATCTGGGCTTACTTCAAATTCCAGTGGTTCCACGACTTCGTGAACTGGGTCTTCAAAGGCCTCGCCGACGGAGCCGTGTGGCTAGCTAAAGCCATCGCGCAACCCTTCATCGACATCTTCAATTTCGTCAAATGGGTCTACAACGGCCTAGCAAACCTGTGGAACTCCATCCCCGAGATCAAGGTGCCCGACTGGGTGCCGGTGATCGGCGGCAAGGGCTTCACTCTGCCGAAGCTACCGCTGATGGAGCGCGGCGGCGTCATCGAGTACGAGACCGCCATCGTGGGCGAGCGCGGACCCGAGGCCGTCATCTCCGGCGGCAAACTGTGGGGCATGGTCGGTATGGGCGGCCCCGAACTGCGCAACGACCTGCCACGCGGCGGCTACGTAGTGCCCTCCCTGGCCTCCATGCTGCGCACTCCGCAGCTGGCGAAGACGCTGCCTCAGCCGGTAGCCGCCGCGGTGGCCGCTTCGGTGCCTGGATACTCCGAACTGCTCGATAGGCCCTCAGCGTTCGACACAGCCCTACCGCCAGTGGTGAATATCGACACCAAAGGTGAGCGCATCGTCGAGGCTGTGCACGAGCTAACCGACACCTTGCTCCGGCGCGACGCAGGCGACGGCAAGATCGACAAACTGATCGCTGCGATGGACCGGCGCTCTCGCGATGACAACCGCCGCGCCCTGGCCCGCCGGTACAGCTACTAAGGGGGGCACGTGGCGCTTGCTGTTATCCGCGATCCAGTCACCGGAGTCAACTTCACCGCCGTGCCCGGTGCTCGCGCCTACTTCCTCACCGAGACCGGCTCACTGAGCTTCACTTTCCAGTTCGCGCCGCCGGTCATCGAGTACGGCACGCTGGAGCAGGACTGGGTGGAGGTTGACCGGGTTGGCCTGGTGCCGCTGCTGGTGCGCAAGGCCGACAAACTGGACACACTCAAATTCAGCATTCAGATCGCCTCAAAAACTGATGTGTTCGAGGAGCAGAACGGCTACATCGACACGCTGCGCAACATCGCGAAGTCCAATGAGCGCATCATGTTCCGTTACAGCGATCACGAGGCCGGACTGTGGCGCATCACCGCGCTGGTTGTGCACTCCGCGATTCGCCATCCCACCAGCAACCGGATCATCCAGGGCAGCGCAGACATCACGCTGACCCGAGCCAGCGATCCTGCGTTGGGGGTAGGTCCCACCTCGGTGCCGGCCGCGCCGCAGCCAGCGCCAGCGAAGGCCGCAGCGACGGCCCCGGCAACCACCTACACCGTGGCGCAGGGTGACACGCTGTGGGGAATCAGCGCGAAGACCTACGGGTCGGGGGATAAATGGCCTCTGATCTATGACGCGAATCGTGACAAGATCCAAGATCCAGGCAACATCCATGCAGGGCTGGTGCTGACCATCCCGCCGGGCTGAGGGGAAACCATGGGTTGGGTACGCGATTTGATCATGCTGGCGATCGGCATCGTGCTCATCGTTCTTAACGGTCTGGTGCCATATCCGCTGAGCACTGTCATGTACGTGGTGGGGATCCTGCTGGTGGTGATCGGCGTAATCCTGCTGGTCGTGGATCTGATTCGCGGCGCCCCGGTCGCGTAGCAAACGGGGTACGCCCCCATGGCTTGAGCACTGACACAGCTACTGCCGAGGTGAGGGCGATGGCTGCGGCGAGCCGGTCATAGCGGGTGTGCACAGCTACGAGCATCGCGGCCAGCCCGTAACAGGACAGCACACCGGCCAGCGTGATCTTTCCAAGCAACCACCAATGGCGCACCAACCCCCATGCGCTACACGCGGCGAGGATCAACCCGGTGCACAGCACGAGCGCCACGGTGGGGATGAGTAGCCACGCGATGTAGACCCCGGCAAGCCCATCGAGCACACCGGGGCCCGTGTGGCTACGTAGCTCCGCGAGATCGGCGAGGCCGAGCACGAGCAGAACGCCGAGCCAAAGAGATGCGCCGACGGAGTGGGCGGCGATCAGCACGATTCGAGTTGTTCGAGATAGGCGCCGGGGGGCTAAGCCCGTGCGGCGGTGCACGCGTCGAGCTTTCCGCTGATGGACATACGGTCCTCACAGATGCACATGCAAAATGGTGTGAGCGCAGACCGTAACTGGTCAATCACTCTTCGGTAGCAGCCCCGCGCTACAGTGCGTAACCTGCGTGTCCAACGCAGCGCAACCGGCCCGCCACATAGGGTGCGCCCGTGGCAGCTGGGCAAATCAAACTCACCGGGCCTCAAGTCGCCCAGCTCGTCGTGGAAGCCGGCTTCCCCGAGCAAGACCGCGTAACCATGGTGGCCATCGCCAAAGCGGAATCCGGCTGGACCGTCGACGCCATCAACACCGCCAACTCCAACGGCAGCATCGACCGCGGGCTATTCCAGATCAACTCCGTGCACAGTCAGTACAACGCCCAGCAGCTGCTCACCGACCCCCGCTACAACACCGCCGCCGCCAAAGCCATCTACGACTCACAGGGCCTGCGCGCCTGGTCGACCTACAACAACAACGCCTACGTGCCCTTCATGGCCGAATCAGGGCAAGCGGTGGCCAACGCTGGCGGACTCACCGGTGCCCCGCCGGTCGCCGGCTCCGACCCGGCCAGCCAAACCGTCGTCTACGGAGCGCCCGGCGGTGAAGAGACCCGCGCCGGCACCGGCATCGCGCTGCAATTCAACACACCCACCGCCTCCGGGGCGCTCGGCCCGTTGCAGGTGCTCGGCCAGCAAGCCGGTGAGGACGTCGGCCTTCAGGTCATCAACGAACCGACCTTCACCGCCGGCACCTCCACCATCCCGCACGTGTCGTTCTCCGTGCTCGACCCCAACTTCGGCCTCTCGATTAAGAAGCTGTTCGACAAAGGCAACACTGTTACCTGGCGCGATGCGTTCCTGCGCATCGACACCGTGTCTTACGTGCCCGGCGACCACGGGCAGGGGCAGGCCGATGTGGTCGCCGAGGACGACATCGTGCACGCGCTACGGCAGCTGCGTGGGCCGAAAACCGAGTCCAACATCGACGCGGTTACGTGGCTGTTCCAAGAGCTGAGCACGGTGGGCTACGACCCCACCAAGTTCCTGCTCGGCGAGAGTGTGGCCACCCAGTCCACGATCAGCCGCGACGTCTACGACCCCTCCATGGGGGTGGTCGACGAGGCCGAGTTCCCCTCAGCCTGGACGACGATCCTGCGCCTGGCGAAAGAGCTGGGCAAGTGGTGCTTCATCTCCGGGCGCCGGATCATCTTCGGCTCAGCCGCATTCTCCATGACCTGGAGCGCACCGAGCCCGATCCTGCTCGGCTGGGATGGTGCCCCGGATGCCGAGCGCATGATGGACATGCCCACCAGCACGCGCACCACCATCGCCGAGCGCGTGATGACGTTGCAGGTCTCATGCCGGGTGCCGCACGCCCGCGCCGCCGATTTCCGCCCCGGCGTGCCGGTGAACGTCTACGGGGTAATGGGCACCGACGCCACGCGAGCCAACCCGCACCGCATGATGGTGTCCGACATTCAGC